TCTCGTTGAGAGTTTGATAGTCAAGGCCAGAGACAAAGACGGCAAGCGATTGTTCACAGACGCTGACAAAGTCAGCCTGATGCACGAAGCTGATCCTGCTGTGTTGGTCAAGGCCTGTGCGGCCATCAACACTGGCGCAACCAGTGTGACATTGGACGAAGCGGAAAAAAAGTAGAGTCCAGCGTAGAGCTCAAGTTCCTGATGTACGTGGCCATCAAGCTTCACAAGAGCTTGGAGGAAGTGTTAAACTTAACCATGTTGGAGTTGGATCTCTGGGCTGGTTATTTTAAGATTGAAGAAAAAAACAAGAACCGCGAAATGAGGAGACAACGTGGCGCAAAATATAGACGTTAATATTAATGTAAAATTAACGAACGAGCAGAGGATCGCACAGCTAGAGAAGGAGATTGATAAGCTCCAGAAGACTGGCAGCAAGGGCATAGTCAGTTTTAATCAACTGGCCAGTGCGTTGTCCGCTGTGGTCTCCGCAAAGATAATCAGCGACATAGCACAGACCAATTTGCAATTCCAGCAATTGTCACAGAAGATCAACATCGCCGCGGGCAGTGCAGAGGCAGGTGCCAAGGCCCTGGGACAGATAAGGGCATTTGCCAAAGACAGCCAGCTGTCAGTGGGAGAACTGGGCAACACTTTCATAAGATTAAAATCAGCGGGCATAGAGCCCAGCACTGAGATATTAGAATTATTCAACAAGGCCGCGGAAGCCAGCACAGACAAGACAGGCACACTAGAGTCCATCACTACCTTATTCAGCAAAGCCGCACGAGGAGCTGGCATAGACATGAAGTCGCTGAATCAGTTGGCCCTGGATGGTATTCCTGTATTTGAAATATTACAGAACAAGTTGGGCATGAATGCACAACAGCTGGAAGAATTCACCAAAGACGGACAGAACACCTTGCCAGTATTACAGGCACTGAGACAAGGCATCCAAGAATTAAATGTCACACCCATAGTGAATGATTTAGAAAAATCATTTAAAAATTTCAAACAGGCCACACAGGAGGCATCACTAGCCATAGGCGAAGCAGGATTGAACGCGGCCATAGTGAATCTGTTAGACACCATAACAAAGTTACTGGCTGACAACGAACAATTGATACAATCCATAGGCAGTGCATTGGGCACGGCCATTAACATAGCCACCACGGCCTTGAAATTTTTCATAGAAAACATAGAACTTTTTGTGGCCCTGGGAGCGGCAGTAATATTCTATCAGGCAGCCACGGCCATCAGCGCCATGAGAATAGGATTGATCGCTGCCACTGCGGCACAGGTGGCCTTCAACGCGGCCGCCAGAGCAAACCCGTACATCTTGGCTGGTTCAGCCATACTGGCCTTGGCATCATATCTTGGCATCACCGCAGCCAAGGCAGAAGACGCCAAAAACAAAACAGAAGAATTGAATTCCAGCCTGGGTGGTGTGTCTGGCACAGCACAGGTCTATGGTGGCATATTTGATGAGAACACAAAAAAATTAGGATTGTTCAGCAAGGCACAGAGAGATGCAGGAGCAGCCACAGCAGAGATGGATGCCAAACTGAAAGCGGCAGATGATGCCGCGTCCACGGCAAAATTAGAAAAATTAAAGGAAGCCAACAAGTCTTATCTTGATGGCCTGATCAGGAACAGCATGGAGACCAATGACAGGATATTCTATGAACAAGAATTGCACGTGGAAAAATTGAGATTGCTGTTGGAGCAGAAAGTTATCAACGAACAAGAATATGCAAAATACACAGAGGCCGTGTACAAGGAATCAAACCAACGTCTCATTGAGGAAGAATACAAGAAGAACAAAGAGTTGGATGACCTGAGAAGCAAGAGTTTGGAAGCATTCAAACAGGGCAAGTATGAAGAGGTAAACTTCTCCATACTCACAGAACAACAAAAACAAGAGGCCGTGATATCCACTGCCAAGAGTGCATTAAGTTTGATAGCCGCACAGAATGAAAAGGCATTTAGGATCATGCAGGCGGCTTCAATCGCTGAGGCCATCATCAACACCTACACAGGAGCGACCAAGGCCCTGGCACAGGGTGGTATATTTGGTCCCATAATGGCAGGTGTGATAATCGCACAAGGTCTGGCACAGGTGGCCACTATCAGAGCACAGAAATTTCCAGGCAGAGAAAAAGGTGGTACGGTGGTGGCAGGCAAACCTTACATGGTGGGAGAAGCAGGACCAGAATTATTCCAACCAGGACAGACTGGAAGGATAGTGCCCAACAATCAATTGCAGAGCACCAATGGAGACATAACCAACATCAACTTCAACGTCAGCACAGTGGATGCCAAGGGATTTGATGAATTATTATCCAGCAGACGTGAGCTAATTGTAAATACAATCAATGAAGCCATGAGAGAGCGTGGCAGGAAAGGATTAACAGCATAATGTCAGGTATATTTCCATCAACAGAATTTCAGGCCTTGGACTTCCGTAGCAACGTCACGGTGAGGAGCACTACCACCATCAGCAACAAGATGCAGAGAGCCAAAGTGGGTGGCCAGTTTTGGAGCTTCAAACTTCAATCAAGGCCCATGACCAGGGCAGAATTCATGCCCATCTATGCTTTCCTTGTGCAACAACATGGTCAATTTGAAAATTTTTTAGTCCAGCTGCCAGGCAATTTAAGTTCCACCAGGGGAACCACCACAACGACCTTTTTCGTGAGCAAGGACGCGGCCGCTGGAGCTACCAGAGTCAGTTGCAACGGTGGCAGCACTGGCACACTCAAGAAGGGTGATATCATTAAATTTAGTAATCACGACAAGATCTATATGCTGACAGAAGACGTTAATTCTGATCAAAGCTCTGAGGATTTTTTATATATTTTTCCAGCATTGACCACGGCCATCACACAGGCCAGTGACACCACGGTTGAATACAACAACGTGAAGATCACTGTGATGCAGACCAATGATGTGAATCAATATCAAACAGGCACTGATGGCAAATTCAAATACGAATTGGAAGTACAGGAGGTTCTGTAATGACCAGGGGGTTGGGCAACACTTTGGTCACAGCACTGCAACAGAAGCAGATACACACAGCTGACCTAATTGAGATAGGTATTGTCAACAACTCTACCAAAGCCTATACTGTGTACAAATATACCAACGCACCAATCAACATCACTTATGTGACAGATTTTGACCAAAAGTATGTCCGCAACACTGAGTACAACATTCCTCTTGTTGGCACTTCAGGATTTGACACTTTTGTTTCAGTCAGCACATTCTTGGCCTACAGCACTGTGGAAGAGACCAGTGATCTACGCAGGGGGAGCATCAATGTTGAGCTCAGTGCCATTGATCCAACTACATTGTCAGAATTTATCAACCAAGGATACCTCAACAGCCCAGTGAGAATTTTTAGGGTGGTATTTGATCCTGCGACATTGACCTTTAGCAATGATCACGTGTTTGAGATCTATTCAGGCAAGATATCTGGATTTGCAGTTGAGGAAGATGAAACCACTTCACGTTTGGTGTTTGAAGTGGCCAGTGTCTTTGCTGATTTTGAAAAAACTTTCACTCCCAGGACCAACACTGATTTTTTGCAAAAGTTTGGTAATGCTAAAGATCTTGGATTTGATTACAGCGACAAGATAGAAAAGGACATCAAATGGGGACGATAACATTGACGCACAGAAGATTAGATCAAAAAGATATAATACAATTTTTAGACATAAGCAAACGAGCCCTGCATGAGCGTGGCATGGTCAGCACCAATTTTAATGAGAGCACTCACAATCTGCACGTGAAGAACGTGTTGAGCACGCCATTTGATAATCATGGATTTGGATTGTTTGACGGCAACGAGTTGGTGGGTTTCATATTTGGTGAGGTAAATTTTGAAGTGTGGATGAATGATCAGCAATTTGTTATTGAGATCATACACGTGAAACCAGAACACAGGACATTTGACAATTACGTAAAATTGGTCAACATCATAGAAGACTTCTGCATTGAGAATGATATCACACAGGTAAGCACGGTGGGGCACACTTTCCTTATGGACACAGACAATCAGTGCTTGGCCGCATTGAACTATCTTAGATACAAGCCTGGTCAAACCATCTTTGAAAAGGAAATGTAATGAGCTGGAAAAAAATTAAACGAGCCATAACAGGAGCTATAAAAAGCATCGTCAACGTAGTGATGAAGGTGGTCAGCTTGGTCAGCATGCCATTTGGCAAACCATTTGGCGGCCTGGATGGTCAGTCTCAGTCAGAGAGTTTTATAAACGAAGTCAAGGTCAACAAAGAGAGTGGCGTCACCAACGTGCCCATTGTGTATGGCAGGAGGAGGATAGGTGGTACCAGGGTATATGTGGGTGTGCAAAAAGGCAACAGTAATTTTTTAACCACAATAACCACTCTAGCCTACGGGGGATCTTACGACGCAGTAAATGGATTTTACAAAATTTATATTGATGAAAAAGAAGTTCCGCTGACACACAGAGGTACTCCATTGCAACCAGGCTATGTGACTGGCAGCTTTAGAAACAATCCTGGTGCCGCCAGCAGTGGTGGCAATTATTCTACGTATCCAATATCTATGATCCCTTCGTCTGGCCCTTATGCAAATAGGATAGAAATACAATTATCACAGGGTGGATATGGTGATGCCAGTTTAAGAACTTTTGAAATGATTCCACCTTTGACTTCACTACACTCCGCAAACGGTTTTGCTCATTTGGTCTGTAGGTTCCAGTGGTTGCCTATCACCACCCAGGCTGAAGCAGAGGCCAATCCATATGGGCGAGGTATTCCACAGATAGAAGTTGAAGTGCAAGGCAGGCCCATAATAGATTTGTTAGGCTACACTTTGAACGAAATTTCAGGTGGAGCCCCTGGTATAGATCGTAATAAAGGATTTGGTATTACTAATCAAGACAATCCTGTAAATGTTTTGTATGATTATATGAGGCAAGGAAATAGTTTTGGCGCTTTGATTTCTCAAACAGATATTGACGTCCCAAGTTGGTACAAGGCCGCTACCCAGTGCAGCCAGGTCGTGAATGGTCGCAAGGCCTTCACTTTCAACGGAGTGATAGACACGGGCAAGAGCCACATGGACAACATAAAAATTATATTGGAACATTTTCGTGGATTGCTCACTTACAGGAATGGAAAATACTATCTCAAGATTGAGAACGCAGGCGATGACGACAACATAACCAACATACCCACAAACATGGCTGCCTACTCTGTTATGACGTTGGATCAGGACGTGTTGATTGGTGGATTGAAAATACAGGGAGACACTGTTGAGAGCAAGTTTAATGAGGTGAGAGTCACTTATGTGGACCCCACTGCCAACTTCAATGCCACAGATGTGTATTATCCTGCAGGTTATGTAGCAAGTTATAGAACAGAAGACAAGGGCAAGAGATTAGAAAAAAAATTATCATTGGAAGGATGCACCAACAGAGATGAGGCCTATCATTATGCACAGGTGGCCCTGCTTAGAAGCAGGAACCAGATGTCCATTGAGGCCAAGTGCACCATGGCAGCGGCCAATCTTGCAGTGGGCGACATAGTCCGCGTGACCAATCCAGCTGTGGCCACTGACAAGTATTGCAGGGTCTATGGTGTGAAATTGACGCCAGAAGCCACGGTGGAATTAACTTTGATTGAACATTTCGCAGAGGCCTAGGTCAACAGTCAAGTTGCCAAT